TAATAAATGAAGCATTATAGGTCAAGTTCAATAGTCAAAAGTAGTAAATATAATTTAAGTGTTTGATAAGGAAATTCCTCACTAGGATTTAGCACTTCCCACCCTAAACATAATCTTTGATGTGGTAAGCTAAATATTAATCTTAATTGCCAATCCATTTATGCTTTTCTTAAAAAGGTTTGTTGCTTTTTGTTTTGTAAGACTGTTTTTAAAATGTTTTGTCCATCTATTTCAAAGCCTACGTTATTAATCATAGACTTTAATTTTATTGGTTCGTCTAATGGTGTTGGTCTACCACCGCTTTCGGTTTCTTTAACTTTTCTTATGTGTATATGTGTTTGATTCCAATCGCTTGGGTGTTGAGTGTATCTATGTACTACCATAAAATCATCAGCACGATTAACAAACTTTGCCCCACCTTCAACATCACCTGCATTTGGGGGTATAGGATAACCTCCATATTCGTGTCCTAAAAAATGTGTCATTCTAATTGCACCTGTATTAGCGTGGGTGTTAAGCCATAAACTAATTTCGTTTCGCTTACAAAATTGCCTTAATTCTGTCATTGCTTGGTAATCGTAACTATGCCCGTCAATATTTTTAGACATTTCAGCGTCTTTTATTAAACTGTTATACGGATCAATTAACATACCTTGATAATCCCACGCAGCTTTGTACGCCTCTCCCAATTTAATTAAATCTTTATAACTATACAATTTTTCAGGACTAATAAATTTAAAATAATTCTTAATAACCTTGACAGCATATTGATAACTGTCATCTCTTAGTTTATTTAAAGGTTCAGATAAAGTATATTCTATTAGTTTTCTTATAATTGAGTATGGTTCGTTTTCACTACTAAAAACAATCCATTTTATATTATGCCTTAATGAGTATAGCAACATCAAATAAAGTGCTACTGATGTTTTACCGACATTGGCTTGACCTAATATTACATTAAAGTTTCCTTTCTTAAATCTAAAGTATTCGTCTATTTCGGGTATACCTAATTTATAACCTTCTCGAATTTCACCTTTTCTTATTTTTTCAAGGTGTTGTAATTGTTGTAAGTAATCTATTAACATTGTTTGGCTAAGTTATAAAAAAAAAGGGAGGCAAAGCCTCCCGTTAGTTAAAATGGTAAGTCATCTTCTCTGTCAGGTTGCTGCGCTGCAGCGGTCAATTCTTCTTTTTGTTCTGCAGTAGTTATATTGCCATCTGTCCATATAACCCTGCCATTACCAACATAAATACGGTCTTGTTTTGCTTCTCTTTCTTCTCTTGATTGTGAAACAATAACCGAAGCATTTTTGCCATATTGATTTGTTTGGTCATTGACATTAAGGGACAAATTAATATAAGTACCTTTTTTTCCTTTAATCATTTTTTCTTTTGGTAGCTTAGTTAAGTCTAAACTAAAATTTACAATTGCACTCATTTTAAAATATTTAAAAATTAATCTTCTTCTTTACTAAATGTTGCGTGTTCTTGACAATCGCTGCATCGACCATAAATATCATCTAATTCACTATATGGAGATGCGCCACAACAGTTGCTAATATAATTCATTCTTCTAATATATTTAGTTCTTTTAATCTAATCCAAGAATAACAGTCAGAAAGTGTTCCTATAAATGCGGTTGTTTCAGAACTCTTACACTCGGTAATATAATAACCATTTTTAAAATAACGTACAGTATACTTATCCATTTTTAAAACTTTCTGATTCATCTTCACCAAATACGCCCAACTGATAAAAGCCAGTCATCTTTAATACTGCTCTTGACATTGCTCTTTTTTCTGCCATCTCTGCAATGTACCAACTTTGCGTATTTCCGTTTTTAAAATCACCGTGTTTAGCAGATCCAAAAGTTTCTAAATAGGCATCGCCTTTTGTTACTGTGGCTTTAAATACTGCATAGTCAGGTTCACATCTTACAACTTCATACTTAATGTTTAGTTGTTCTTGACCTAATATTTTTTCAATACCTTGTCTTGTGATAATTGTGTAGTGCTGATGCTTAAAAAAGTCAGCAGGTTGTAAATTGTACTTTTGATAAAGTTCTCTTAATTTAGTTTTGTCCATTTACTTCTAATTTGGCGGTTAAAAATTCATTTTCTTGTTCTAATTCTGTAATGCGTTTAGCCATAGCTTCAATACGAAGCATAGGAAACTTTAGGACATCATTTTTCAGTTCCTTTAGTTCGTTATACATTAAATAGTTTTCGGTGTGTTTGGCTAGGCCAAGCAGGTAAGTAAATCTTTTTTCCATAATAAAATTAATTGTTAGATATTCAAATATAAAAATTTTTGTCAATAAAAAAAAATATTATATAAAAAAAGAGAGGACATTGCTGCCCTCCCTAAAACTTCTAACCAATCAAATTAATATGAAAAACTCATTTAATTAGGTCAAATATAACTAAAACTTTTCTTTTTCCAAAACTTTTAATCGATTTGTGTAATCTTCTATCATTTCTTCTATCTCAAAATCTGAAAATTTTACAGTTTCCCTTGATCTATATAATAAAACATCTGAATAACCTTCGCCATACTTTTCATCTATAAACTTTGAGAACAAATACTGCTGCCCTTGTTGCATTACATTACACCCATAACATTGGGGAAATACATTGTCCTCCGACCATCTAGTCGAGTAATGCTTTCTTGACATAAAATGTCCTGCTTGTATTTTATTGATAGGGTACTTTCGGTTGCAGGTTACACATTCAACAAAGTTGTTCCTTAAATACTTTGTACGAATATATTTTGAAAATACCCTATCTAATGCTACGATAAGATTCTTACGACTTTTCCTTTTTTTCAAGGGATAATTGTGTTGTCTATTTTACCGATTAGGTAACGAAGGTTTTCTTTGTCTACTTTTGTTTCTATGACTTCTTTGTAAGTATATAATTTAATGTCATAAAATTCATCTGATCCTTCGTGTTGTTTTATTCTGATCTCTAATTTCATATCTATACATCAAACCCTTTACCCTGCATACTATATATTTAGGATTTTAGGTGTATTAAACACATTTTAGCAATTTATATTTCAAACGCATCCCTGCAAGTGCGTATGGCGTATTTATCAAACTTTCGTTCGTGCATTGACCGATTTGTTGGTTTGTGGAACATTGATCGGATTTACCATTCAATATAAAGAACTGTATTTAGCTACTTAATCTTTTCGCTAATCTTGACATTTGAGTAGGTCAAATCGGAGTAAACACCTGCTCAAATATAAAAAATAAAATTTATCTTCCTTGACCTTTGTACTTTTTTTTGTACAATTTAGAAGATTTTATCTTTGAAGATTTGGTTTTTGCGTGTACGTTAGGTCTTTTAACCTTTTTTTTCTCAATCTTAACGCTTACAATCTTTGCCACAATAACCTAAACACACTTTATCTAAAGTGATGTATTTAATAAATTTACAAATCAGTTTCATTTCTTATCGCTTGATGTTCCATAATAGTATGCAAAGATATTTGATATTACAACACCCTCTATCATACCCATTAAATGCACAAATAAATCATTTTCAATAACCGATGGTACATAAACCACCGCATAAATAGTAAATACAAAAGCAGCTAATCCCGTAATACCTGTTACAAGCATCATCCAATCATCGCCACCTGCTTTCTTTATTTCTACTTCTCTTTTTCTTGCACTATCTCGATCCGCTACCTCAAGTTCATATAGTTCTTTTAAGAGCGTTTCTCTTTCTTCTGAGGACAAACTATCATCTGAATCAATTAAATTCTTTACAACGCCTAAAACACCCCCTTCTGGTAGTATATCCCCTGCAAGGTTTGGCAGCTTCTTAAATAAAAACTGACCTACTTTAGTTTCTTTAAACTTTTTACCCATTCCATCGTGCTTTAGTTCCTCTTATGTCGTAGTGTACAAACTTATTCTTTGAGTAGATTCCAATACCACCTTCTGACATCTTACCATCTTCGATAAGACCTTCTATTACTTTAGCCAGTTCTTTAGGTTTAAGGCTTTCTACATAAATATCCGCAGCTTTACCTACGATATGTTGGCTTGTTTTACTTCCACCTACCAATTGATTATGTCTTGGTGAACGATAAGCGTTTGTGATGTGTATTGGTTCTTCTAATTCATCTCGTAAGACTTGAAGATTCTTGGCAAGTTCTTGAATGTTCTTAAATTGATTTTCGGTCATAGCCGTACCATCCTTACACTCAAATTCTTTTCTACTAAAATTCTTTGTTAGTTTCATTTAATCGTATTTATAAATGCTTGTAATTCTTCTTCCTTTACTTCTAGCTTTAACATTAGATTGGCTTGATATTGTCTTACTGGTCTACCATCTTTTAAAATGATAATTGTAGGTACACTTTTTATCTTTGCTTGAACTTCTTTAGGTTGGTGTTCCAAAAGCGTATAAGAGTATTCACAATTTTTAAGATGAAGAATAACATCATTTTGTTTATTCCAAGTAGCATTGATTTGTATAACCTCAACTTGAGAATACATTGTAAACGACAATAAAAACACTAACCATTTCATTTGATTTGGTATAAGCGTTCTTCTATCTTGTCTAACTTCTCACCATTTTCTTCCACTTTGTTTTGTGTGTTCATAATGGTTTCTCGGATCAGTTGATCTTTTAAGTCGTATTCTGTCCTTGACACTTCACTTGGTGGAAGTTGTTTAGCTAATTCAATTTCAGATTGCAAAGAATACCACATACCTATTACAGTCGCAATACCAACCGCTAAAGCACCTAATGTTTCGATGCTTATAGAAAACTTACTATCCTTTGAAATTTCTTTCATTATTCACTAAACTTGTGGTTATGGTAGTTTAATCCCATAAATGCGTGAACACCATTTGAATCCTCTGGTATGCTTACCGCATAAGACTTCCAACCGTAAGGATGGTCAGCAAGAACCAAATCCCCCGATTCAGAAACAGAATCAGACAAATCCCAAAGAACATCAATATGATATTTAGAAGATAATGATGGTGGCGTGATTTCATTGCCATCTTCATCATAACTGCCTTCCTCAAGAACAATATTGCCAAGATGGACAATACTGTGCTTGTGAGTAGGATAAGTATTTCCATTTTCATCAGTTTCCACGCCAAGTGCTTCTATTTTAGAATCTGCTTGGTCTTTGTTATCAAAAGCGTATTTTGCTATTTTCATTTTTATAAAGTTGTTAATTCTTGAAGTTCTGTATCTGTTAATGCGCTTTGATAAAATTTCATATCATATAACTTAAACGCATCATCTGCTATAATTAATTTTTCAATAGTAAAAGCAGTTGGTCTTGTATAATCGCTTCCTATTTGACTTCCATCAACAAAAACTTTTAATGTAGCACCATCAATCTTTAAGGCTAATTTTTTTCTTGTTGATGTTCCCATAGAGATAAGACCACCAATATTCGCAAAAGATGCCTTACCATCTCTAAATCTAATTTGTTCTGCTGGTGCATCAAAATGTAATCTAATTTGTTCTACTGATGATGAATCAGCTAAATAAATTGCACGACCACTTTCAATACCAGTTCTTTCTAAATCAATAAACCAAACCGCAGTACTACTATCAAAATTATTAGATTCTCCCCCATCAGAAGTATCCGAATTTCTCGTTACTGCACTTCCTTCTGTTGGAATGTAGGATGTGGCATAGCTTCCAGCTTCTAATTGTGCGCCATATATGTAAACACCTTTTGAACCATCGCCAGTATATGATACGTTATTATCAGCATCACAAACATTTATTTTAGCCAAGTAGGATGTGGTATTTGTTGTACCAGTGGATATACATCTGTACCATCCATTACCCATATCAACTATACTATTTGTACCAGCCGTAGATGTACCTACTGTACCATTAGAAATATCAAACCAAGTATTTATTTGCCCAGAACCAACACCCGAATTTTCTAATCTCAATCTAATAAAATTTCTTCCATTGGCTTTAACAAAAACACTAAAAGTATAATCAATACCACTTGTTAAAGAAATACCATCTTGTATTCTATGTTCCCCTAAAGATGTGTTTTCTATAAATGCCGCAGCGTTATCTACGCCTTTAGGCGATTCTGCTGAATTAATTGTAATTGTTGAATTTGTTTTTGCCCAAGCTGCGTTGCTAAAATCTTCACTATAAGGCAAAGAATTAGTCCTTTGCGGTTCAAGTAATAAAGAACCATCACCAGTAAAGTCTATTCTTGGAACACCCGATTGTACTTCTTCAATTAAACCATTACGATTTACCCTTGTCGCAGTTGTTGCCCTTGTAAAGTCAAAAGGAATTGGCTTGTAATTACCATTTTGGTCATTGAAACCTAAAAGAGAACCATCCTTTGTTGCCCAACTTCCCCCTAATTTTAAACTTGCTTCCGCCATATCTTTTAAATCTAAAGATTTTTACTCTATTGTATATCCTTGTGCAGTAGCCATTCTATTAAAACTACTCCAAGATGTTAAACATTCTAATTCGCTATCTGATAATGCTTCTGTAAAAGTAGATACCATT